CTGACGAACGAACAATTGGGAGCCAAGTGCAAAGTCTCCAACGAAGAAATCACCAGCAACAACGGCATTGATTGCGTAAACTGGGACGCCCAAGATAAACATTTGTCCGCCAGTCATTGTAACATAAGATGGCAAAATGTAAGCTCCAGCGCTTTCCTTAGTGGAAACTAGTTTCAAGTAATCAGTTGGATTAATCATGATTGCGTTAGGCGCGTATTCGTCCTTAGTAGTTTGAACTACCGCAGCCGCCAAAACGTCAAATCTGTTAACATTTGTTCCAAAATTAACAGTTGTCCAAGCTGATCCATCGGTTGCGAAACCGTGCAAGTTTTGACCGCTACCGCTTCCGTACAAAAGTTGAGTATCTTCTACGTTCAACAATTTGCTTGGCGCACGGCTAGAAAGGTAAGCAATCAAGCCTGGGGTATCGTCCAACATCTCTTTTGTCAATCTCATGAAAGTTGGGATTGTTCTGATAGAACGATCTACCGCAGTCAAATCGAAATCAGATTGTGGCTTAGCAGAACCTTGCGCGGTTGGAGCCGCTGCGTTGTCGTATGCTGATTCGCGCACAAAACGAATAAGGTTAGAGCTAGTCTGTCCAACTGGCAACAACTGGCGAACGTTTACTTTTCTGTTTGGAGTAAACTTTAGATCAGGAACTCTGTCCGCTGGGATAACTTCGCCACTATAAGCGTTTCCAACTGTCATGTCGGCGCCTTTCAATTCAAGGTCCAACTTTACTTTGTTAGCGTTTCCGCTTTTGTAGTTTCCGAATGCGTCAGAGTTAAAAGCTTTCTCTAGTTCGCTAGAAAAAGAATAACTTTTTGCAGACTTAGAAAAACTAGCCTGGGTGCGTGCATCTACGCCGTCAAGTTGAGCCTGTAGGGCGTCAGCTTTTTCGTTTAGCTTAGCGGTTTCGGCAGAAAGATTTTTTCTGAATTCTTCGCCAGCTTCTTTCATTGACTTTACGTCGGAAATCAACGCCTCGTTGCCTTCCAATTTCGCAAGTACTGAATCTAATTGTGATTTAATTGCTTCCATTTTGTTTTAAATAAATTTTTTGAGTTTAGGTATATATTCGAACTCTAAAGCCATTGACAAAGTCGGGTCTTGTTCGATAACGAATTGAGTTGCCTCGGATTCTACGGCCAAAACTGATTTAGTGTTCAATGCCTTTAAATGTTCTTGAATTTGCTTTAATCCAATTTCTAACTGAATCATTGATTCGTCGGTAAGGTTTCCGTTTCTAAGAATGCCGCAAAACTTGGCAATCATGTCCTCGGTCTTTGGCTTATCCCATGATTTCATGGATTCAATTGGCGTGTTTGCGTTGGCTCCCCAGGTAACAGTTGAACCCTCCCAAAGTTTAATTTCTCTAATCTCTCGGTAACCAGCCTTATTGTCGCTCTTTACAATTTCAAACCCAACGCTATGCTCGTTAAAAACGCCCTCTTTGTAAAGCTTTATTACGTCCTTGCCGTAGCTTGTTTCTGTAATCTTAGAGGTAAAACGCAAGCCTTTAGCATCCTCCATCAATTCCATAGGTTTTGCCAATGGCATCAAAGGATTGTGCTGGAGCAAGTGCATGATTCGATTGCGGCCTTGCGGTCCGTTCTCTGCAACTGTCTTTTTGTAAGAGCCTGAAACAATTACGTCGCCATCGGAATCAATATTGTTAAACGCGGAAAAATATCCCGTAACGATTCCTTTAACGTCGTCGACGTCCTCAATTATTCCCTCGCTTAAATTCTTGTAAATCATTGCGTCTTTTTTTGTAAAAATAAAAAGGTTGAAAAAAAATGCAAACCAATAAATTATTGGTTAATGAAATGCATTGCTTTCGCCTCGCTATCCTCAAAGATACTTGTATAATTTTTATAAACGCCTTCAATGTCGCTTTCGCTTGGTCGTTGATAAGACAGAAAAGGCACGCAAATATAAGAGTTGCCTTTTGGGTGGACTTTTGTCCTAAAGTATTCGTCAATTGGTATGTCCAAATCTAATTTAGCCATTTCCTTTGCAAAGCGATAGGAGTACAAAATTCCATGCGTGGTCCACGATCCATAAGTGCGGACCAATCCCTTGGTTACGCGGTCAAGTCGTGAATCTTTTATATTGGCGCCTAGCATTAACATATCCCAGTCAGCTGGCAAGTCATTGATTGCATTTTGTAAACTGGTCGCCCAGCCTCGGTACGTTGCATCGTCTTCAAAAATTAAAACGTCGCTCTCGCATTCTTGAAAAATCTTTTTAAATGTTTGCCACAATCCAAGCCAACCCCATTCGTTTTTAATTGCGCTTACCCTTTCCAAATTAAAGTGCGGCGCCAACTCTTGCATTGACTGGCGCCATTTGTCTTTGCGTTGATCTAAGTTGATAACGTAAGCAATCATTTTCTCAATGGCAATCCGTCAGCGTCTCTCATAATTCTAAAGACAACTTTGCATCGGCAATTACATATTTGGTCAGCGCCAGCACCTTGGGAGCCGTCGCCTGGTTGTCGCATATCGTTACCGCCAACAATAAAGTTTTGGTCGAAAGGTATCCAATCCTTTGCTCTCATTTCTGCATGATCAGGACGCGTGCGCGTGTCTGTCGCTGGAATCCATTTCTTTTCGTACATAAAATCGGAGGTTTCCGCCGATTGCATAGCCGCGTTGTTGGTAGCTATTACCATTTCTGTACGCGCAATTAACTTAGCACGATTTCTAAATATTAAAGAAATGCTTTGTTGAATGTTTGTGGCAATTTCTAACGCACCAAGGCCCTCGTTTAATCCAGCAAGTACAATGGCTCGGATTATCTTTTGGCTGGTCTCGTTAATGCTTATTAATGTTTGCGGTAAATTCCTAACTGCAAACAAACGCATAAAGTCACGCCAGCCAGCGCGTAACGCTTCTTTAGTTGCTTTTGTTGGTGGTTGTATTGCGTTATACATAGCCTCGGCATAAGCCGTGCCAGCCACAACGTACAGGCTTTCCAAGGTGTCAGCCAAAGGCGCTGGCGTTATTAAATCAAAGCGGTTAATATTTCCGTCAGCTTGTTTAATTGCATCCAAATAAGGTTGCATTTGCTTTTTAAGAGCGGTAAATATTTGCTTTTCGTATCGCCTTTCGTAACGCCTTTGCAATGCGTCCAATTGCTTTGCAAGTGCTAAATCTTTTTTAGTTGGCTGGGCCATAGTCTCCCATATTGTCTATGTTGTCGACCTCTGACGCTTGGAACTCGGCCAAAGTCATTAAGCCTTGCGGGATAAATGGTTGCTCCATCAATGTGTTTTGGTATTCGCCGTAGTTCATGGCCGCGCGCTTTTCGTTTGGAGTTAACCACCAAGCCGCCGACAATTGGTTTACAAGCTTGTCCATGTCGTCTTGCATTTCAGGATAAGCCATGTAATCGAAATCCAAGAATAGATTTTTATTACCGTACGATTCCAAAAGCCAGTTGTTTAGCACGTCTCGGATTTCAATGTGCAACGGACGGACAACGTTATTAATTAGCGCCTTGTAAGCCGTTTCGGTGTTGTTAAACGTACTTGCCTCGGTGTCGCCTAGTAACTTAGCATCGACTCCGTAAACGCGGCACAACGACCTTAAAATTACTTTTTGCGTGTCAATAATTGACATATCAACGGCGTTCATTCCCATTTGTACCCAAGACAATTTGGCTGGCGTTATAATCACGTCGCCAGCGCGGTTGGAACCCTGGTAATTGGATTTGTAATCCTCTTTAAGACCTTGCGCTTGTTCTCTTGTAATGTTTACCGTTCCATCGCCTGTAAGTATGCCACGGGCGCCCATGTTTTGCAGCATAGACAAAAGCGCTTGTTTTCCATCGTTTGACGTGGTTAGATCGCGGACTGCGGACCGCAAAGGTGAGGCGCCGTAAAGGTGGTTTGCCGTGCCAGCCGTGTAACTTAAATTAATGTTTTTTAGGTGTCCAACGTTATTGGCGCTTATCCGCTCGTAACCGTTGTACGTCAATCGGTATTCCTTAATCGGTTGATTTAGTCCGCCGCTTATAATTTCCATGAATTGCGCTGGCAAAGAATACAACGCAATAATTGGCGCGTTTGGTTGCTCGCCACGTCTAGCGCCGTAAATGTAAGCGTTGCCAGTAATTAGACGAAATGCGGCAATTTCTTTTAAAAGGTTGTCCCAAGTTTGAAACTCATTTGGTTTTTTAAATAGACGGTCCAATTCAGGAATGCTAACCTCTTCAAGTGCCCTGGCTTTGTATTGTTGAGCCTGGAACTTGGCGCCCGAGTTGTCAAACGACTTGCTCATTGATTTGTAGTACTTCAAAGCCTTTTGATCCTTTACCTCATAGACTACAATCGGCGCCGTGCTTACCTTGTTGATGATTAGGTTAATTATGGCGTAAAGGTCAGAGTTTAAATAAAGACCTTTCTCGATAAAATTTTGCGTTGTTGGTGCGGTCCAAATAACATTATTACCCAAGTAAGGGAAAACCGCGTTTAAATAGGTCGAATCTTTTTGGTTTAAACCTAGCGCGGTTTTTATTCTATCTAAGTAATTCATTCCGTTTTCTTTTTTTGTAAAAATAGGGTAATA